AAGGCAAACAAGGAGCTATAGAATGTGCAAAATTATTCTCACCTAACAAAGCTAAGATATGTAGTTTACCTTTAAAGGACGCTAATGAAATGTTATTAGCTAATAAGACTAGAGAATTAGTAGATTGCATTTGGTCTAGTAAAGCATACAGACCTGATGGAATAGTTTTAGGTGCAGATTTATGGAATGAAATTAAAAAAGAAGATACTTATGTAAGTGTTGATTACCCATTTGAATGTTTAAATACAAAAACACACGGGTTAAGAAAAGGTGAACTGGTTACAATTACCGCAGGTACAGGCGTAGGTAAGAGTTCATTTTGTAGGCACGTTGCATTACATCTATTAAAAAAAGAATTTAGTGTAGGTTATATAGCTTTAGAAGAGAGCGTTAAGCGTAGTGCTCTAGGAATTATGGGGGTTGCTCTTAAAAAACCTTTACATCTAACTAGAGAAGGAACAAATGAAAGCGAACTTAAAAATGTTTTTAAGACAACGATTGGTAACGGGAAATTTTATCTCTACAATCATTTTGGTAGCACTCTTGCTGATAATTTATTATCTAAAATAAGATACTTAGCAAAAGCGTGTAATGTAGATTTTGTAATTCTTGACCATTTACATATGGCATTGTCAGCATTAGGTGATGCACATACAAGTGACGAAAGAAAGTTAATTGATTATACTGTTCAAAAATTAAGAACGCTAGTAGAAGAAACTGGTATTGGTTTAATATTAGTCTCACATCTTAGACGTTCAGAAGGAGACAAAGGTTTTGAAGATGGTAAGAGTGTTGGTTTAAATGCGTTACGAGGTAGTCAAAGTATTGCACAACTATCCGATATAATTATTTCAATGAATAGAAATTTACAAGCCAAAAATAATCTTGCTCAAGTAAATATTTTAAAGAATAGATTTACAGGTGAAACTGGTCACGCTTGTAATCTTTATTATAATTTAGAGACTGGTTGTTTAAGTGAAGTAAAAGGAGATATATCTGATGAGTTTTAATCCTATTTTTAAAAAGACTGAAGCGATGGAGTGGACTGCTTATGTTTTAGAAGCTGTAGGTAAAGCAAAAAAATATCAGAAAAAAGTTTTTTTAGATGTTGCTAAAGAAAACACTGCATATATGATGGAAGATGCTCTTTTAAATATGGCGATGAGTGGAGAATCTGCGGCTTGGCGAGTTGAGGTTAGATTACATACATTACAATGAGAAATTTTCCTGAAGATAAAATGTTGATGATGATGTTTATTTTTATTACACTTTATTTACTTATGGATATTATATTTTAAATGAAAAAAGATAAAAAAGATAAAAAAGAAAAAGATAGCAAAGTTACAATAGAAGGCGTATTAGCTTGTGTTACAGTTATGCTGTGGTTGATATTCTTTCCTTTGATAATGTTGTATGATACATTTTTTGGTGGTTGGAAAAAATAATGATGAAAAAGAAAATAAGTGAACCCCTTATTGTTGGTAACAAAAGATATTATAAATATAAAATTATATGGGAAGATATTGTTGGTGATTCAACTCTCGCTACTTCAAGTGAGTTTAGAAAATTAACTTGTGCTAACATACATACAGAGTGTTGGTTATTTGATAAAACAGATAACTATGTTTATTCTTTTGCAAGTTATTATATAGACAAAGACGACATAGAATTTGGGGATAGAAATATTTATCCTCGTAGTGTAATAAAGAAAATGATAAGGATATAATATGAAATATTGTTTTGATGTAGAGACAGATGGTTTTTTAAACCAATGCACTAAAATACATTGTATAGTCTTAAAAAATATTGATACTAATGAAATACTAAAATTAGATAATGAAAATGCAATAAAAGAATTAGAAAAAGCAGACCTAATTGTTGGACATAATATTATTAAGTTTGATATACCCGTCCTAAAAAAGTTTCACGACTTTAAACCTAAAGGAAAGGTTTTTGATACAATAGTAGCTACTCGTTTACTTTACCCTGATGTAAAGGAACGAGATTTCCAAAGAAAAGGCTTCCCTACTAATTGTATAGGACGACATAGCTTGAAAGCGTGGGGATATAGGGTGGGCGAGTACAAGGAAGCATTTGATACTGACTGGAAGGAATACAGTCCTGAGATGTTGGATTATTGTGTCCAAGATGTTGAGGTGACTGATACTTTATATAAAGCAATAGAACGTAAAGGTTATTCTTGTCAAGCGATGGAGTTGGAACACGAAGTAGCAACTTTAATATTTAAACAGGAGCGTTATGGTTTTATGTTTAATAAAGAGGAAGCAGTTAAATTATATTCTAAATTAAATGCTAGACGTTTAGAACTAGAAGATGATTTACAAAAATTGTTTCCCCCTAAATTAGAACGCACACCATTTATACCTAAAGTTAATAACAAAGCTAGAGGATATATTAAAGGTAAAATTTTTTATAAAGAAAAGACAATTACTTTTAATCCTAGCTCAAGACATCACATAGCGGCAAGACTGATTGAACGACACAAATGGAAACCTCAAGAATATACAAATGATGGTAAACCTAAACTAGATGAAACTGTTTTAGCAAGTCTTCCATATCCTGAAGCAAAAGTTTTATGTGAACATTTTTTATTAGATAAAAGAATAGGACAGTTAGCAACTGGAGCTCAAGCGTGGTTAAAGAATGAATCTAATGGTAGAATACACGGAACTTGTAATACTAATTCTACAGTAACAGCTCGTGCAAGTCATTCACACCCAAACTTAGGACAAGTACCTAGTGTTGGTGTTCCTTATGGAAAAGAATGTAGAAGTTTATTTACTGTACCTGAAAGAAAAAAATTAGTTGGTATAGATATATCAGGATTAGAAGTTAGATTGTTAGCACACTTTATGTCTAAGTTTGATGAAGGTGAATATGCTAAAGTAGTTTTAAATGGTGATATACATACTGAAACAAAAGAATTAGCAGGTTTAGATTCAAGAGACCTAGCAAAAAGATTTTACTACTGTTTCCTATATGGTGGTGGTGTAAAAAAGATTGCGTTAGTAACTGGTAAGACAATGAAAGAAGCTAAGAAGATACGAGAAAGATTTTTAAATAATCTTCCTGCTTTAAGTAAGTTATTAACACAAGTACAACAAGCGGCTGAGAGAGGATATTTAATAGGTCTTGATAAAAGACAAATTAAAATTCGTTCAGTACACGCCGCACTCAATTCTCTTTTACAAAGTGCAGGAGCTATAGTTTGTAAGCAGTGGTTAATTGAGTTTAACAAAGCTGTTAAAAAATATAATGATGTTCAACAAGTTGTTTGGGTACACGATGAAATACAAGTTGAATGTCTTGAAGAAGACGCAGAGAAAATAGGAAAGTTAGCTGTAGAATCTATTGAACGTACTGGAAAACACTTCAATTTAAGATTACCTTTAACTGGACAATATAAAATAGGAAATAACTGGAGTGAAACACATTAATGAAAAAGATAAATAAAGGTTACGATTATGTAGCACCGAGAAATAGTTTTCTCACTGATTTACCCTTTGGGGAAAAATATGAGAGAGAATCTAAATCAATACTAGAAGGCAAAGATGTTAAAGTAGAAGTTAAGGCTGATAGGTTATGTCAGAAGACAGGAAATGTATATGTAGAAACAGAAAGTAGAGGGAAAGACTCAGGTATTACAACTACTGACGCTGATTTTTGGACATTTTGTTTATGGTCAGAAAAGCGTGAAGCTCAAACTTATGTTTCTATCCCAGTAAAAATACTGAAAAAATTAATGACGAATTACCCAATTAAAGTAGGGGGAGATAACTGGACTTCTAAAGGACATATCATACCAAAAGGAGATTTATTAAATCAAACAATATGAGGAAGGCAAAAATGAAAAAAAAAGATAAAGTATTATTAATAGATGGTGACATATTAATATATAAGATAGCCACTTCCAATGAAGTAAGTACACATTGGGGTGATGGATTTTGGACATTACACTGTGATGAAAAGACGTGTATGGCTGAAGTAGATGCTCAGATAGATGAGTTAGGTTCTAACTTTGAAGCTGACGATTATGTTTGTGCTTTAACTGATAAGAATAATTTTCGTAAAGATATTCTTCCGAGTTATAAAGATAATCGTAAAGACAGACGTAAGCCGATGGTTTTAAATGTTTTGCGTGAATACATTATGAAGAAACATAATGGAGTTATGTGGAAAAATTTAGAAGCTGACGATGTTATGGGTATAATGGCAACTGAACCACACCCTACTGAAGATAGGATTATTGTTTCTATTGATAAAGATATGAGACAAATTCCTGCTAAAGTTAGTAGAGATGGGGAAACAGTTGAACACATACCTCAAAGATTAGCTGATTATTGGTTTATGATACAAACAATGGCAGGTGATTCTACCGATGGGTACTCAGGATTACCAAATGTGGGCGTTAAAACTGCTGAAAAAATGATTAAGCAATACACTAATGTACCCCTTTTAGAGCTATGGAAAATCGTTGTTGGAGCTTATAAGGCTAAAGGCTTTACTAAGAAAGAGGCTCTACAACAAGCTAGAGTTGCACATATTCTTAGACATAAAGAATACAATAAGAAGACGGGAAGGGTCAAGTTATGGCAGATAAAATAAAGAACCCCCCTCATTACTTTAGATTTAAAATAGAACCCATTACTTTTATTATGCAGAATAATATTCCGTATGCTGAAGGTAATGCTATTAAGTATATTTGTCGTTGGAGATATAAACATACTACTAAAGAAGAACGAATAGCTGATTTAAAAAAAGCTCAACAGTATCTTAATTTATTAATAGAGCAGGAAACACAGCCTGAAGGAAAGATAAAATTAAAACTTACTGGACAGACGACAGAAGAAAAAGCTGAAGAAATACAAAAAGGTTTGTATAAAAATGGTTAAACATAATCATTTAATTATAAGAGCTAATATAAATAAACCACCAAAAGATATTCGTTTCGTAAGAAAGTGGTTAAGAAAATTAGTATCAGCGATTGGTATGAAAAGATTAGGGCAACCCGTTGCTCACTATGTAGATGTAAAAGGTGCTAGTGGCTTAACAGGTTTTGCTTTATTACAGACTTCTCATATTTCGTTACATTGTTGGGACGAAGTTGTCCCTTCATTATTACAATTAGACGTTTACAGTTGTAAAGATTTTGATAAGACTATTGTCTTTGATTCTTTAAAACAATTTGAACCCGAAGGGAAAATAAAATATGTTACGATGGACAGGAAAACAGATATTAAAATTTACAATCCTATTTAGTTTACTAAGTGGGTGTAGTGAATTTGCATTATTATCAAGTGGTTCTAGTTTAGCAATAAGTCATAACAGTTATGCGAAAGCATATAGTAGTTTGGATTTTGCTACAACAATCACTACAAAAAAAGATATTAAAACTCACGCATATCATTATGTGACAAAAGTTAAAGAACTTAAAGAGTTAGTTCTTAACAATATTGCTCACGACTTTGATGGTATGTCAGCAGATTTAGTTACAACACATAAAGTTTATATGTGGGAACTGTATCAGCCTGATGCGGGATTTTTTAAAGTTAAACATATGGAAAATTATAAAAGTAAAGAAGATATACAATGGAAAATGGAATCTCAAGGTTGGATTAAAATGTATGGCGGATAATAGATATAACTACAACAATAAGAATCGTAATTTGGCAGGAAATCCGATACATCAACCAACTGAATCCTACAAAAAAGGTTGGGATAGAATATTTAAAAAAGAAAAAACAGAATCAGAAAAATTACAAGAAGACTTAGAACCTATAGATAAAGAAACAGAAAAATTCTTAGATGATATAGCAAACAACACACCCAACTCAGGACAATTTTAAAAAATGGATTACGAAAAAGATAATTTACTAACAGACTTTGGCAAGACTACTTTAAAGGATAGATATTTATTACCTGATGAGCACTCTCCACAAGATGCTTTTATGAGAGCGTCACGAGCCTTTTCCGATAATGAAGAAATGGCAGAAAGAATTTATGAGTATGTGTCTAATCTTTGGTGTATGTTTTCTACTCCTATATTAAGTAATGCAGGAACTAAAAGAGGTATGCCTATCTCTTGTTTTTTAAATTATGTTGGAGATAGTAGAGGTGCATTAGCGGGACACTACACAGAGAACGCTTGGTTGGCTTCTGTTGGTGGTGGAATTGGTGGCTACTGGGGACACGTTAGGTCTGATGGTACAATGACTTCAGGTGGAAGTCAGAGTTCAGGTGTCATTCCTTTTATGCACGTTGTAGATTCAGAAATACTTGCTTTCTCTCAAGGTAAAACTAGAAGAGGAAGTTATGCCGCTTATATGGATATATCACACCCTGAGATATTAGAATTTTTAGATATAAGAAAACCTAGTGGTGGTGACATACATAGAAAATGTTTAAACTTACATCACGGAGTTAATGT